CACTGGGACAGCGCGACCACGTTTCACATCAATTATATTATGGACATAAACGATGTGGTGGAGATCGAGGTGCCGGCCTCGTAGACAGGGGAAAATGAAATCGTAACGAGCTATGGACCTGAAAAGGGCCTGGTCGGAAAAGGAGGAGGGATATGCTCAATCAGCGACAAATAAAGGATTTAGTGTTTGATACGGTGACCGCGGCGGAAGCTGCAGGCCGGCCGGGGGAGGTGTGCTACTGCGCGGAAACCGAGACGCTTTATGAGTATGTGGCGGCGGGCTCGGCGTATACGGTGGATCACCTGGAAATCCTCAGCACAGAGAACGGCGGTGACACGCGATGGGTCGCCCGGGCGGGGAAATATTTTACAGATCCGCGATACATGCAAGCCGGCGCCGAGGTCAATTGTATCGGGACTGCGGGACGCGCCGGGTTCGGCGTAGGGATATGTCCGGCTGATATATTACCGGCGGATATGACCCCAATGTCCGGATACAGTGACCCTGCATCGGACAACTACGGTAACTATCAGTATGCGGATGGGTCTATTATGTGCTGGATCCCCCGCTTTTATTATCTAATCGCGACCAACACGGTGACCATCGAGGGGATGGACACCTATTCAACTGAGGCTGAGGCCAATGCGGACAGTTATGCTATGCATAGGGCATTTATCGACGGCGGAATAAATCAGCAGGGATTTTTTGCTGATAAGTATATGTGCTCAAAAACTGCCTGGGGAACCGGGTATATCGCGAGCAGCATTAAAAGCGGTCTGCCATTGAGTACAGCGGCTGCGCACAATCCTATTGCTGATCTGACGGCCTGTGGTTCAAATGCCTATTTCGAGGCCATTGACGCAGCCCATGCCCGTGACGGTGTAGATGGGGCGGTGAACGCCAGTAGTATTTTTCATTGCGCCAGCAAATTTCAATATGCCGCACTGGCACTGCTCTCGCTGGCCCATGCTCAAGCGGTGAGCGCTACCACGTACTGCGCGTGGTATGACGCCACTTACAACTACCCCAAGGGTTGCAATAACAACGCCCTAAAGGACTATGATGAGGTGAGCAATGGTGCCGGGTCGGGAGACGATTTGCTCTATGTGACCGATGGCTACAGTAATTGCGGGAAAACAGGATCAGGGGTTCCGTTTGCCAAGTCAACGCATAACGGCCAGGCATGCGGCGTGGCTGATCTGAATGGTTTGATGTATGAGGTCTCTATCGGGATCACCTGTATTGCGTCCACGATGTCCATTACCGGGGCATCGGAGGCAGATCCATGCGTGATTACGGTGGCGAGCACAGCGGCGCTTACCACTGGGGACTGGATCATGATAACCGCTGTGGTTGGTATGACCCAACTTAACGATAAACTGTATAAGGTTACCGTCATTAATGGCACGACCTTCAGTTTGGACGGGATTGACTCTACCGGATACACCACCTATTCCAGTGCAGGCACTGTGACCTATGGGGATTTTTATGTCGCCAAGGAAGCCACGGCCATGAAGGACTTTGATAGCGGCAGTGCGGGCGCGACTGACCACTGGGGCGCTACCGGTGTAGCCGCCATGATGGACGCAATTACCATGGCTTCGCTGCCGTTTGACCCCGCCGGGGCATTTGCGCAACGATACGGATCAGGGGCCAATCAAGTTTTGGGCGAAGCCGTAAGCGGGGATGGCTGGATTCTCACCGCTTTAGGCTTTCCACAGGATGCGGACGGGATTGACGTAACCGGAACTAATCAATTCGGGAAAGATTATTTCTATCAATATATTCGAAATGAGCTATGCGTCCGATCGTGCGCCGCTTGGGGCGACGCGTCGCCTGCCGGGGTTTGGTCTTCGTATCTTCACAACAATCGGGCGTCTTCGCACAGCTTTGTCGGGTTGCGTTGCGCCTGTTACCCTGAGTAGCCGGGTGATAACCCGGCGGTTTTAAGAAGGTCGCTAAAATGGGGATACATAGTGAAGCCGGATTAAATAGAAAGTTTATAGAATTTGCAAAATTGTTAAATATATATTTGAACCATTTTCCGAAACACGAGAAGTACGCTTTGGCAAACAGAATAAGGAGCACGGCTTATGAAGTTTATGATTATGTTTCCGAAGGCCAAAAGCGGTATTTCAAAAAAACCACCTTGACTAACTTGGATGTCACGCATGAAAAGCTGAGGATGCAATTGTTTTTAGCTTACGAATTGGGATATTTTTGCTTTAAAGATGGAAAGCAAAGTAATGAAAAGCCCGAAGAATTAGAAAAGCATCGCTTTGCTGCAATTAGCAGGTTGAATGATGAATTAGGAAAAATGATAGGCGGTTGGATTAAAAAAGTTAAAGAACAAAAGAATTGGTAAATGGGTAATGCCTCAATATGCGTCCTATCGTGCAACAATTGGAACAACACGTCGAATGCCGGGGTTTGGTATTCGAATCTTAACAACAATCGGACGAATTCGAACAACAATGTCAGGTTGCGTTGCGACTACAATTTCACCTCAAATCCGGAAACGGAATAGTGGAATTACAGGGATGCATTATCCAGCTTTAAGCGAAATCAACAGAAACCTTCTTTTTGGTAGGGAAACCGAAGACCAGGGGGTATCAATAAATTGAAAAGATACGGGAACTTGTTTGAAAAAGCCTTCAGTAAGGAAAATTTATATTCTGCCTATCTCGATGCACGGAAAGGGAAGAGAAAGAAACGAGCCTGCTTTGAATTTGAGATAAACCTTGGGGCTAATTTGATGGATCTTTACGATAGGATACACAATGGTTCATATAAGCCGGATCCATATTTTCAGTTTACCGTTTACGAACCGAAAGAGAGATTGATTCACGCCCCAGCGTTCAGGGATATAGTGGTTCAACATGCAATTTACAGAGTGATCTATGACATTTTTGACAGGAGTTTTATTTCAACGAGTTTTGCGTGCAGGGTTGGATATGGGACCCATGGGGCGAGTGACTATACGCAGAAGACCCTCCGGGCTTTTGACGCAGATCTCTATACGTTGAAACTGGATATCAGGAAGTTTTTCTACTCTATCGATCGTATGATATTACGGATGTTGATTGAGCGCAAAATTAAGGATAAACAACTCGTTGATGTTATGATGATTTTCGCAGAAAAAGCAGGTCCGGTAGGGATCCCGATCGGAAATCTATTGAGCCAGATATATGCGCTGATCTATCTGAATCCGCTTGATCACTTCGTGAAGCGGGTGCTTAAAATAAAGCACTATGTCAGATATGTGGATGATTTTATTTTGATCGGATTAACCAGGGAAGGGTGTTTAAAATACAAAGGAATTATTGTGGAATTTCTGAAACGGAATCTGTGCTTAGGTCTTTCCAAATCGACAATCCAAAAAATTAAAAAAGGTGTCAATTTTGTAGGATACAGAACGTGGCAGGATAAACGTTTTATCCGGAAATATAGTCTTTATAAATTCAAACGCTCTCTCAAAAGAGGAAAACAGGAATCAATCGTTTCGTTGCTTGGCCATGCAAAGAAAACTAACTCGTTACCATATTTACTGAGAATCATTAAGGAGGCCCAAAATGCCAAAGATCTACAAATACCGAAAGGTTATAGACAAATTTACAACGCACTCACTCAAGGAACCGGATGTTCAGGAGGGCGAGGCCCGGATCACTGAACTATGCACCATAAACGGTGAGACATTTGTTTCTGTGCCTGACGGCGTGAAGCTGCCTCTTCAGCCTGCTGTTATAGTAAACACAGTGGATGAGGTTTTTAGTTTCACGAAAGCCGAAAAAGACAAAATCAAGAAAGCATCCCCACATGTGCACTTGATCAACCAGCGCGTGGTGGAAAAAATCCGCGAGCGGTACGACATTAACGACGAGCTCAAGATACTCCGCACCGGGCCAACAACAGAGACCTCGGAATATTTCGATTGGTGCGAGGAGTGCACGGTATGGGGGGGTATTGAAAAGGCGAAGTTGGGGCTGTAAAATAATCCATTGGAGCTGGATGACGGACGGACTGACGGCCACGAAGTGGAGGAAATTGAGGCACTCTGATGACCCAGACAAAAACATACCTAACCATAGCATTATCCGCAGCGGCGTTTGTGGCTTCGACTATTATTTTGTGGGTGATGATATGAAAACTTTAGATAGTCCTGACAAATGCTGCCCCATCTGTGGTGGTGAGTGTTTTGAGAAAGTCACGAGAAGCAACGGGTAAATGGTTGAAACGATATTTACTGAAACGCACGTGTCGATGGGTTAATTGGAGAGAAATGGACGGCTACGAAGGGGAATAAAAGTAAGATGAATGAGATGAGAGAAGAATTAGCAGAACTGGCACATGAACAATGGTCTGATTGGATGGAATTTCTCTTTTCTAAGGGTACATTCAACGCTAATGGTACATGGACTATGCCAGAATGGGCAGTAAACAAATGGGCAATTCAGGTGGGTATGCCGTACGATAAATTATCTAAGGAAGAAAAGGACAGTTACAGAAAAGAAGCTGATAAATTCTTAGCTGTATTACGGAAGTGATGGTTACGGAGATTAAATTTGAGTGCATCGGGTGGGTGGTTAGGGAACAGGCAAATCAATGTCGAGTGGTGCGCTCAAATAAAACACGTAGACCTTTAACTGAGGCATAACAATGAAATCGCTAATCACTGAGATAGCAACGACTGGTGGGATATTGGTATTAATAGGTGTAATTATGCGATGGATGTGGACAAGGATAACGAGGATGGAAAAGAAACATTGTAGTGCCCTTTATACCAAAAACCATCAGCCGATCTACATGACTGAGGAACGTTGCGACCATATCAAGGATGAGTTTGTCGTTAAGGTTGACGAGATCAAAGCCCTTATTGTCGATATGGACAAAAAGCGTGACTCAGCAAAGGATCAGTTTGTCGAAGGTCAGCTAAAGATTGAATCGCGACTGACAGCGATTGAGACTAAATTGGATGGAGTAGCAACAATCAAATGAAACCAAGTATCGAAATCGTCCGACTCGAAGAACGTCATCGGTACGGCACATTCGGGATGCTGAAGATCAACAAAGAGTTGCTCTGCGTAACCCTGGAGCCCCCGGATCGGCTGAATGAGCAGGACAGGTCGTCTATCCCGGCCCAGCAATATTATTGCTATCCACATACTTCACCTAAATTCGGGCCAACGTGGCGGGTTGCGGATGTCCCTGGCAGGGAAAATATCCTGTTTCACGCAGGGAACACCCTCCACAACACTTCAGGCTGTATTTTGCTGGCCGAACATTTTGGCAAACTTAACGGGGATCGCGCCATCCTTAACTCCGGCAAGACGTTTAAGATGTTTTTAAAAATTATGGAATCGCACGGTATGGCATCTCTCACGATTCGGGAGTGTTATTAAAGGAGGCATATTATTAGACATCACGGGATTAGGTAGCGTGTTTGATTTTGCCAAGGGGGTTATGGATAAGATTTGGCCCCCGGAAGGGTGGGGAATATATTTATCTACTCTGATAATAGACAACCTTTAACTGATGGGAGGACTGGAAAATGATAAAAACCGTATTCAAAAAACAGTTAGCGGTATCGATAGCGCTTGTATTCCTGGTGAGTTTTGCGGCCTGCGCAACGTTCAGTAAAGACTCGTATAGGGCGTTGAGCGTGTCGGCCGAGACGTACAACGCGACCATGGGGGCTCTCGGAGATCTCTATAAGCAGGGCCGTATTTCAGAGGAAGCCAAGGCTAAAGCAGTTGAACTCGGAACCTGTTATGAGGCGGCCTATAATGCGGCCATTGATGCAAACCAGGCGTACCTGAGGGTAGAATCCGACCAAAATAGAGATAAGGTTACGGCTGCCCTCATCGAATACTCAAGGGTGCTCGGGGAGGTCTTGAATTACACTAACGCGGCAATCGCAAAGGCCAACAAATAAAAAGACGGTCAAAAACAGAAAGGGGGTAGTAACCGATGGAAGCTCTTGCAATTATCGGCACGATAGTGGCTATGATCCAGAAGTATGGGGTGCCGGCGGCACTTCAGATCATCAGCGATTGGCAGATGGACAATCCTACGATTGAGGATTTTGAAAAGCTCCGGGATCGTGTGAAAGACCCGGAAGACTATTTCAAAGAAGAGGCAACCGATGAACCCTGATGATCCGTGGTGGAAAAAGGATATATCGGAAGAGCTTACCATAGTCGCCCTGGCTGCAATTGCTGTGCTGGCTATGGTAATGCTCAAGGCGGACGCTAAAGAGGTCGTCAGCGCCATAGGCGGCGGATTGGTGGGGTACTTGGCAAAGAGCAGCAAGGGGTAACCGGTTTTCCGTCTACCATCGGTCTACCATCCACCCTATTTTCAACTGTTTTTTCGGGTAAGTCTCCAACGGCGGGTTAATGATTTCAACAACTTAGCGCCCACAGCCACCCACGACCCTATCTGGCAGTCATGAGGCCAGGGGTTCGATCCCCCTCAGCTCCACCAAAGATTTCAAGTACTTAGGCCGTTTTTCGAGACGGCCTTTTTTTTGCGTCTACTGTTTGCGTCTACCATTTTGGTCTCCGGGAGCTGATTTTGGTGCAGATTCGGGAGG